CAGTAACCGTAACAGAACCAACAGCCCCTGTAGCAGAAACTCCCGTTGCATTGACTGTAACACCAGAACCTTCGGTAATAGTGACTGAATTAACAGCCCCTGTTCCTGCTACACCTGTAACCGATACAGTAAAATCAAATTTATTAGTAACTGAACCAACTGCACCTGTACCAGCTACACCTGTTGCATTAACAGTAATACCTGTGCCTTGGGTAATAGTAACTGAACCAACTGCACCTGTACCAGCAACCCCTGTTGCACTAACCGTTACTCCTGAACCTTCGGTAATAGTGACGGAACCAACTGCACCTGTACCAGCTACACCTGTGACTTCTACAGAAGTCGGTTGCCCGTACTTACCGCTACTCCAACCTCCTCGTCCCCAACCAGCAGCCATTGTCTTTACGCAATCCTTATAATCGCGTTACTGGCATCTGCCGCAGGGAAAGCTATAGTAAAGTCTCCTGAACTAGAACTTTTATCCGAACCAAAATTCAACACTAATACAGATGTATCACCAGAAGTATCTTCGTTAAAAATTAATGCGCCACGAGCAGTAATCGTACTAGACGACCAAGTAGTGTCTGCAAAATCCGTTATAGCAGTTGTGCCATCCAGAGAAGGATCTACACGAGTTAACGTATTACCTTTAGCCGTATAATTAGTCCCACTAACTTCATTACTTGTTGTGTAAGCTGTTGTAGCAGCACCTAAACTAGCACTTGATGTATACAAAGCTATTTTAAATGTATTACCACCACTATTAAGAAAATTGTGTTTAGCTTCAAGTATTTCTTTTTTGAAACTTGAACACATTGCTTGTGTTATCGCCATTTAAATATCCTCTATGTTTTTAGCTATATCAGCATGACCTTGTTTTTCTAATATTACTTTTATAGTTGCCCTTTCACTTTGAGCTACTTTATGAAAGTAATCTACTAACAGAGCTTTAATGTGATTTTGATACGCAAGAGCTTGTTCTCGTAAAGGCATAGGGGCATCCATAGAAACATCAACAATACGTTTAACAGCTAGCTCTGCCCATTCTTCAGCGTTCATTCCTCTATCTGTTGTAGTAACAACAGTGGGTGCGCCTATACTTGACTCTACAGTTATATTAAACAACGGCTCTTCTTCCTTGTCCTGCTCTATATGAATCGTTACGGTTCTTGTACTCAGCTAATTGTTTTAACATAGCTAACGCTGCATCATATCGTTTTTGATATTCTGCCATTACATCTGGTTCACCTTTCATAAATATGTAGGCTTCAAGAATACTTCCGTACAATAATACTGAATCAAAATTATCCCCTAGCCAACTTGTCCCACTAGAAGCAACGGTAATAGACTCTGGATAATAGTAGTAATGTAATTCCATTGAATACGCAGAATCAGGTGTTGGCCCTAAAATAAAAGTCGTATCATCAAAAAGTGCGTAGTATTGCGGAAGTCCTTTATTAGACCCCTGCACAGGATAGGCTTCC